TTTCTCCATGATTAATTCATTGCTATTTAGCGGTGTCCACATAATGTTTTGATAAGAATTTTCAGTCATCCTATACTTTTCATCTGAAGAATACCAAGGTTGTTGTAGATGTTTCTTATAGTGATTGAATGATTGAGTTTTGGTTTCTCGACTCATAAAAGCACAATCATATCCTAAATGAAAAGCAGCTCTTAATTGCTGTTCAATCATATCTAGGGTTTCTTGTGATACCTTACGCTTATCATTTTCGAACCTATATCCAGGCTTTTTATAAAACCTATTTAAGATTCTGCAATTATTACCCCACCAAGGCCGCCAAGCTACAGAAGAAAATCCCCCTTCGAAAACCGATACGGCTATCCATTCGTCGACTATCAGATTTTCAAGTGAGTAATTGCCTTTTAGTTTATCGTCAGGTAAACCACTTACCATTTCTTTAATTGTACCGACGAATTGGTCAAACTGTGGGGTATATCTAATAGCCGTTTTCATTCTTTTTCACATGCTCAAAAAATGGTGCGATTTTAAAGTTCTGGGTTAATCTACCACGATTGGGATTGTCATGATCAATGACTCCTTCGTCATCCGTCTGCCAATCGATAAGTCTAATTAAGACTTTACCCGCTTTGGTTTGATATGGGAACATATAAGAGGTCAAAGCTTCACCGGATTGAGGTCCGGCTTTTACTACACCTGCTGATGTTTTTATGATATCAGATTTATCTATACCTAATCTATAAACTGCCATATCTGATAACTCATCAATTGTATAAGATACACCTTCCATATATCTTCCGATCATACCAACCGATTTCATTCTGAGAACCGGAGTTATTTTATTGTATGGAGGTGTTGTATTAAAATTGATTCCATTTGCGATTGCTCTTTCAGCAAATACTTCTACCTGTCTATTCATAACGTATTCATTTACGCCACGAGCAATAATAGTACCGGTATTGATTGGAAGTCTTTCGGCAAATATATTGTTTAGAGCTCGGACCTTTACAGTTGCCCATTTGCCATTATCTAGTGCTTTATAGACCATATCATCGTCCGCACCATTCATACTATGGAGTAGCAAGCGAAGTCCGGATTCTTTTAATGTTTTAACGTAGGAAAGATTTGCAAGCTTTAGACCATTAGTGGTTAAGCTGGGTCTATGTCCAAGCTTTTTGACCATTGCAATAATTTCGGGGAGATCTCCTCGCATAGTTGGTTCTGCACCAATTAAACGAATGTATGTTCTACTGGGGAGTTTGGATAAGAATTGGAACAGCTTATCTTTATCTAGGTCAGGGATATCACGGTTAGGAATATAGCAGTTAGCACATTCCATATTGCAGCGATGGGTGAGATCTACTACTATATTAGAGAAGGTATTTTGTTCTGGTTCAATCTCAAAATAGTTCATTAGTCCCTCTTATAAAAAAATGGGGACTAACCGTGGCTCCCCGCGGATGTGTTACGGCATCACCCGAACTACAATGTATATATCGTTTAATCATAGTTTATTATACCAAATCCGGGATCAATAGTAAATCCCTTTTTACATTTTTTTCGAATTTATATGCTTCTTTTTCCCAAGGTTTAGAATAATACGGTACTCCCCTATATGATTTTCCCAACCATATTTCACCTTGTTTTAATCGGCCAGTATTATATTGTTCGACGTGTTTCATCTCGTGTAACACAAATAGCTCGGTATCATCTGTGACCGGGATTTCTACAAGATATTCATCACCCTCGAGTTCTATGCATCCGCCCGAGGTATTTTCGGATCTGACAAACGTTACGAACACTGATTCTTTTAGATCGAGCATACTAATAACCCGAGACATAGTATCATCTATGTCTCGGGCCTGATGTTCTGATATAGTTTCGTCTATTTCGTATATCATATCATGATCAATTTGCCAATGGGTTATCCAACGATTCTTGGATAATTTCTTTTAGATCCCTTTCGAGGGTTCCCATCTCATTATCAATCCGGGACTCGGTCTCTCGCATTGTATTACGAACATCCTTTTCAGAAACTCGTATAGTGCCTTCAACTTCTCGGATAGATGCAGTGACATCCTTCTGCACTTGATTCATTTCGTTCCGGACGCCTTCAAGGGTTGTTTCTATACTACCCTGTGTGGCCTTAATCCTTGATTCAGATTCTTCTAAGCGAGTTGCAATCGTATCTCGCATAGCAGCCATGGTATCCTGATTACTCTTCAATTCGATCCTAAGCCGCTCTTCTGATGCCGCCATAGCATCCTGATTATCCTTTAAAACGGATCTGAATCTAGCTTCAAAGGCATCTAGCTTATCATAAATCTCGTTTCGAAAGGCTCGTATAGTGGACTCGGACTCATTAATTCGGTCCTCTAAACCGGATACCAGCCCCTCTATTCTAATGATATCAGCCCTGAGATCGTTTTTGATATCTTGGGTATATTGGATAGCATCATCCAGCTTCTGAACCTGTAGCTCATTAGCCGCAGCGATTTCGTCAATGTCGATATTCTGGACTATCTCTTTCATATCCATATAATCAGCATAAAACTCAAACCCAGCCCATGCACCACCGCCCAAAGTACTTAAAGCAGTCAGTATCGCAAATATCTTTCCGCCTCGAAAGGTCATCCCACCAAATTCTAATTCTGCCATATTTTATTCTCCGAATTCTAACGATTTTAGAGCATCCAGTTCTCTTTGGAGTTTAATGACTTCGAGCTCTCGAGCCTGAAGTTCAAGTTCAAATAGTCTATTACAGTCAATTCTTGCCCTAGGTTTTTGTCCTAATGGTATCACAATCCGAGCATAAACCCCTACGTCACGGAAGGGGGTATTGATATAGTTATTAAGAGCATCATAGTAATCGCCCTGGTTAATTAACCCCATTACACCGAATTCGAGATTAGTGGCAGACCCGATCGCATTCGAGCAATCGAGATTATCAGCCTTGAATCGGTCCGATTGATAGTTACCCGGAGCTGACGGCATACCCAATGTAAGAGCACCTGAGGCGTCGGGCAGGGATTGTCCATACGCTACAGTTGCAAACATTGAAAAAATGATTATGGAAAGTATTCTCATTCGTCACTCCTTATCTTGGAGCAGATCAATGAATTCACTGCCCCATCAGATTCATCGGCCTCTGGAACTGATCGAGTACAAATATAAACTACTTTAGACCGATCCCTAGATCTAAAATAAAGAGGGATTTGCGTACCAGTTTGGTAGTCTAAAGTAAACACTCTATCAAACGAGGCAAAGGCCACCGGCTCCCAATCTGCTGTATACACCTCGAATCGGTAGTCCACAATGTCCTCGCGTCGGTTGAATACATTCATCCGAGTAGTTAGTACATTATCTACTAAAGCGGGACTTAATTCGAAATAAGTTGGGGTCAATTCATGCGCTTTGGCGACCGGAGCAGCCAGCCCCAGCGCCATAGCAAGTACATATCGTAACATTAATAATCCTTATTGAGCAATGCACTCCGCAGTCACCGCGGCTTGGTAAGAACCGGCCGGAAATGCTTTATCGTATCCATAATTGGCGGTAGAGGTTACTTCGAACCAAACCGTACCTGCAACAGATAAATCGAATTCTGTTGTGTTATTATATTCTATCTTATCCGTTTCATAGGCTGACATTGCTGGATCTGTAACTTCAGTGGCCTCTACTTCACCGTCCCAAACAACCGTATCGGTTAGACTTGGGGACGATAGAAAGCTCACCGGCCACGAGATTTTAGCAACATAGTATCCTGCCTGGACTACATCATAACGGATTTTAGGTTGAACCCCACCCGCTGTCGGTGCAGTACTTAATTCGCCGGGCGTTGGCTGGCCGTATACACCAGGTACATCCGTGAAGATAGTACACTTAGATTCAACCGATCCATAAATCGGGCTATCCTCTGCAAATACTGCAGTGGTAGACAATGGCAGGAATGTGGCAATGGTTAATAATTTCCGGAACATATTAGTTCTCCTAGTTATCGTTTTCGTATTGAGAACGAACCATATTTCGATGAACGGCATCAGATGCCAAGCTTCTCAACGCTCTCCCATTGTCAGGTAATTCTGTATCTTGAAGGGTTATCACATCATTATATACCCCTCCATTAATAGCGGCAGTGTAATATACACCAAATTGTGGGACATAGGCTATCTGTGCTATTATTTCAGCTTGTGTTCCTGCGACCCCACCAAGCTCCGCAATATTCGTAGTGGGTTCGAACTTCTGTTCCAAATCTTCTTCCTTTTCATCTTCTTCAGGTTCAGTTTCGGATTCTTCTGTAACTTCTGCTTTAGATTCCAGTTGCATTTGGACCCACTCGTCATAGTATGGATCATCAACGCTCAATTCTTTCTTTGCAAGGACGTTCTCTAAAATGTAATTATAAAGCGCATCTTCAAATCCTGGGCAGGTTGGATCGTCCAATGGGTTATTACAGGTGTCGTACCTGTATGTGTATCTGACCGTAGGATCGGTTACGTTGCCCTCGCCTTCTGTAGTAATACTGCCTTCACCCCAGTTCGTGCCTAAAGTTGGAGTAAGCGAATCATATCCTACTATAGTGTTACCGGGAACACCTGACCAATCATCCTCATGATAATAGATATATCCGGTTTCCTCAGCGTGCTCATTCTTAATCACCACTATTAGATCGGAATCGGGATCTTTTACAGTAGTATAACGAAAATAAACTCCCTCGACGGTTAATCCAGTAGCATCAGGTAGGATATTCGGCATCTGCCAAATCATGGTACCATTGGCGGCATTATTCGTTGAACCAGTTACTGTTTCAGAGGAACAATAAGAGGAGTAACAGACTGCCGACACCACCAGCGCCCATAAGCGTAGATTTGTCATCAATATTCAAACCTTTTTCAAAAAATGTTTCCTCTGGCTGTGCAGCAGCATCTGCCTTCCAAGCAGCTTTCGCCGCATCGCCAATCAATCCATCATATGGACACGGAGTTCCTGCGTTCATCATAGCATCGAATACTTGTGGGTTTTCACACATTACTGCAACAGCGGCTACCTTCATACCCATATCAAATAATGTCTTGGCATTCTTTAGCCGTATACAGTTATCCTCGGTGAAGGTAGTTCCCATCGAAATACCAAGGATTTGTGTCTGTACCGCACCAGCCACCCCGACTGTGCATAAGTCCGAATTAGAAGTATTAATCGAAGGGGAAATTGCAGAGGGCGGCGGGGCATTAACCGTAGTATTGGAATTCGTATTAGACGTCACCGTACTAGTGGTGGTTGATTCAGTCACAATAGGCTCAGCCGATAAACTCATTGCAATAAAGATCGCCGGTATCGCCAATATAATTCTATTAAGCATTGATATATCTCATATGTGGTTCTAGGGTATTTATACGAAAAAGAGAGCGTCATGTTGTCACGACGCCCTCTTTCTCAACATATTATATTCACATGATTAGAATGCGAATGATACACCGATCTTAGCATTACCGAATACGAAATCTGAATCCGTACCGATTTTACCATAGGCCTTCAGACCTGTAGTACCAATATCATAAGATGCATCAAGGTCAATACCCTTAAAGATATCACCATCGTTTAGCCCCATTACGTCAAGAGTAGTTTGAACGCCGAATAGGATGCCCCAGTTTGAAAACTGAGCACGGGGGCTGAAATCTACTGCAAAGACATTTTCACCAGTAGTGTAGTTAGTATCGAAAGTACCGCCCAGCGAGATGCCAGTTGTACCAATTTCACCGGCATTAGCCGAAGACGCAAGGAGCGCGCCGGAAAGCGCGGTTGCAAGAGCGAGGGTTTTCATTTTGTATATCCTTTGATTAATGAAAAGCTTTCTAAGATTTTAGTGGGTCCGTTTGATGATACGGTGGAGCCCATACCGCAAGAGATTAAGCCGCTAGGCGGATCTCTGGTTTTGCATTTACGTTTGCATTTAGTTTAGTAAGTCTATTACGCGACTCAGCCGGTAAACTCCACTTCACTTTCACACCTGTCGATCCTAAATTTCGACCCCATCAAAAACGGCCAGTTCCCTCCACACGATCCGGTAGCTACTTCCTTACGTGCTTCATAGAGATTAAGACCCGGAACCAACTGGGCGCTTATGGTGGAGTCGCTCGGCACTGCCCCGAGGTCCAGTATGTGTCTACGTTGCTTCAACGTTTACGAAATATTTATAGACGGATTTAGATATTATCCAAGTTAATGATATTTTCAGTTGCAAATTCTTGGTGATGTGACATATTAGATACTTCGGGACTATTTCGACCCAATAGGTTATCCATAAGTTGTTTCACTGCAAGGGTTAGATCATCCCTGGAGCCATTATTATCAATGACAAAATCTGCCATCCAAGGTTCAATAGTATTACTCGCCCTATCTTCTGGTGGTAGATGATCGGATCGATCTACCCATAGCGCAATATCAAATACTCCTGCATTTTTCAGTGCATGGAATTCTCTTTTATTCCGAAGTCCGCAGTAGACATCCGATACCTTAAAGATTTCACGACCTAGCCGGGTTGGATCTTCAGCACAATATTGCGAGATAAGATCATACCACTCCGATCGATGATTATGGCGATCATCAAAACACTCCATATAATCTTTATAACCATATTCGGCCTTCATTGCGGGAAAGCATACAGTCTCAGCACAAAACTCACTTGATCCTCTAAAGGTCATCCCATAGAACATTTGGAGGATCTCAGCCACGCTATCTTTACCATGTCGGCCATGACCAACTACTAGAATCTTCGGAAGCATTTTCATTTTATGTCCTTATTAATTTTAATCCCAAACCCCATCCCATGAATAGAAGATATGAGTCTCTTCACGGAGTGTGGTTTCCATTTGTTTAGCCCAGTGTGGGGTATCAATATAATCCGCATGGTAGAAAAGGGCGCCGGATGTAGGATCATCCTCTTCTCGCGCGTATACGGTAATAGCAATATCCTTGGCAAGATTCCAAGCAAAAGTATCACTAGTAGTATCGCTAATATTATCCTGAGTCCAAGAGAATTGATGATCTTGATAAACTACATCACATACTGTATCAGGAAAATAATTGTGATCCACCCGATTCATAACCACTTGGGCTACGGCAATCTGACCAATCACGCTTTCACCACGTGCTTCGTGATAGACGTTCATAGCCAAACAATTTCTTTCAGTGGCGGCAAAAGCCATTCTATCATAGATGGCACATGATCCTAGAGCTACTACTGTACCAGTAAGAGCAAAGGATACCACGTTCCGTAAATCTATCTTCATAATCCTGCCTCATTGATTATTGATTATGAATTACTATACCATCTTACGAATTGTTTGTAAACCCCCTAATCCAACTTTTTTATCCCTAATGCCCAATTTTCTGCTGCATCTTCTACATACCTAAGAGATTTACCCGGGAATTCTTCAGTGAAAAATAGCTTCCCCTGATCATCATAATATTTAATATAAAGGCTCTCATGTCGGAAATCAACATGAACCTCCACATAACCATTATCTGGAGGGTTTGGTTCGGCGTAGTAAGTTGAAAGTTTTTTACCCATTCTCTGTAAATCCTTCTACCATAGGGAAACAGCGGGCGATTGCAATTGCGCACTCTCTAGCTAGCTCAATGTGCTCTTTTTGCGTTCCGTTACCCGTCCGTAATTCGATATAATGCACCCAGGATCTGAGTGTACCATTGACATACAATTTAGATACTGTATTGCCTTCCGGAAGTACTGCTCGCGCCTGTTCCTTTGCGATACCATTTTCGATTGCCCATTTGTATGCTAACTTGCATTCATGGATAATCTGCTGTTGTTTAAAGTGCCAGCCTTTCTGCAATTTCTCATCATCATTATCTATAGAGTTTTGACGATTCTTAGGATCCTGGAGTCGCGCTTCCCTCAATACAAATGATTCCTCTAGGTCATTCGGATCAGCATAGCGCTGTGAGAACTCCTGAAACGAAAATGATCTATGTCGGATAAGCTGTCGAGCAATATCCCGAGTGGTTTCAACTTCCAGGGTTGCACTCGCCATTTCAAGGGGTGACCAATGTTTATGCTTAATCAGATACTCAATAAGCTTCTTGCCGGTCTCATTATTAAACTGATTGGCAGGATTTGAGACCCGTGCACAGAAAGCGATCAGATCCTGGACGTTCCGAAATTCATTCTCGAATTCTAGGGTGGGTTGGGTATACCCGACTAGACGCGCTTTCATTCTGCCTCCTTTACAGTAATTTGATTGGTCTTCTTCTGGGACTTAAACCAGGCCTTACCCTCAATCCGGATAAAGGGGCGGTTGGTTTCCTCTTTATTCGGGTTCTCAATAGTCACCATGGTCCGCTTACCTTTCCTAGAAGCCTTTAACTGGTTGATGATACGATCCGGGGATTTCAGATATTCCTGTCGAACCAGTTTACGGATTGCGTTACTAGTATTTTGCATTATTTACTCCTATAGTTTAAAATCTTTGAATCGATTATTCATTTCACTTTTATCGAAGGCTGGCGTATCGTCCACTAACCCCTGATCATCTACATCTACATCATACAATCTCATCTTACTCCGATCTACCCCAAGCACAAATCGTTTGAACTTAGTGGGATCATTATATCGATTCTTTAGTTGTTTGACCGCTATTTGACCTTGGGCTTCAAGTTCTTCGGTTGAGACGAGTGCGAACATGAGGTCTGCTGTAGCGGGTAGTCCAAAAGACTCCGAGGTATCCTCAAGCCCAATATCCTGATTCGAATAACCCGAACGCGTCGTTTGAGTTGCAGATACGATCGGAACGTCAAATTCAACCGCCAACCCTCGTAGTTCTTCCGCAATTGCCTTAATGTATGTATAGGAATTGATGGATCCTCCCATAGTCTTCATCCTCGATGAAGCACAGATATTTAGATAGTCAATAAAGATGATATTAGGTTTAAACGTCTTCTTCAACTTAAGTTCGTTTATCAGTGCCCGGAAGTGTGAGCTATTAGCTTGTCCAGTCGGATACTCTTTTACAATTAATTTACCCGTGGTCTTTTTAGAGATATGTGCAACTTTTTCGGAGAACATATTCTTAGACATATTTTCAAGCTGATCGATCGGGATATCCATTAGATTAGCATCAATGCGTTCAGCGATGCGTTCTTCTGCCATCTCCATAGTAATATAGAGTACGTTATAACCTTCGGAAAGAGCTGCCGCTGCCTGGTGACACATGAATAGGGATTTACCTGTTCCAGTGCCCGCAAGTATTATATTAAGGGTTTTATTTGGTAAACCGCCCTTAGTAATCTTATTTAACATATCCAGATCAAATGGGATACGGGATTCTTGGGTGTGATAGAAATCGTATCGAGTTAGCCAATTCTCTAGGTAATCGTGACCCACATTAGAGTCGAATGATACGCCCAGTGCCTTACTGAGGATTTCTGGAAGAGCATTTTTAGTAAGAGTTTGGTGCTTACCGTCAATGATCGTAATTGACTCCATTACAGCATTGAATACCGCGCGATCCTGACACCATTTTTCAGTAGTGTCTAAAAGCCATTCTTGGTCTACTTCCTCTTTATCAAATAAAGCTGGTAGGATCTCTACCGCATGGCGATATTGTTCATCGCTCATGCTTGCATCGTCGACCTGGATTTTAAATGATTCTAAAGTAGGTAATTTATTATATTTCGCTACAAATTTACCTACCTCATGATATAGTGTTTTATATGTGCCCTCAAAATATTCGGGACTAATATAAGGGAGAACCTTACGTGTATATTTCTCGTTTACTAGCAAATTCCGGAGGATTGTCTGCTCAAGATTAATGTTCATAGTTACCCTTTTTCTTCAAATACTCTTTCCATTATCGATAATAGTATCTCTTTTGCCGCCGTTTGTAAACCCCCGTCTTCAGAATTTAGTCCCTCGATGGGTGACACAACGACATCAAAGTCAAAGGTCATAAGACCGTCATCCTTTAGAGCTAATTTCCCATACTTAATTACGGTCTCTACAAAATCCCCAGATATGATTCGGACCTGCCAAGTGTCATCTCCATCACCCTGATCCGGGATTAATCTATAGTCGGTATTCTCTATCATCCCTCTACCACAATCTTATCCATTTCAACGATTGCTGTATGACCAATCTGATATTGCTTTCGAATGAATTCTTTAAAATCAGTCTTTTCTAGGATTGGCGCCCAGAAGCTTTCATTGAGCGTTTCCTTTTCTCGACATTTTGTTCCAACAAGCTCCCCAGTTTCTTGGTCAACATATTGGTACCATCCATTAGACGGCTTTGCAACATAATTACCCGCAAGAGCAACTTCAAGGAGACCAGACCAACGCTGAACCCCACCTTCCCAACTAACTGAGATCGGTATCTTTGATTTCTCTTTGACGTATCGTGATTTTTCGACATTAATGACAAAATGATATCCTTTTATTTCAGTACCTTGTTTATCTTGCTGTCGTCCCAGGATCCAGATATTGGAGGCCGAGTAGTAAATTCCTGTATTATGTGTCACAACACCATTTTCAAGCACGTATTGCTGTTCATCGTAATTATTACTATTAACAGAAAGATCATAAACAGGTTTACGACCTACATTATTAATTGATTTTACTTTCATTTTTAGCCATCTCCTTTTCGTATAATATATTAGCTAATTGTATCACAGTTTTATCGGTATGTAAATCTTTTTCATGAAACATTTCAGCCCGTTCTAAGTAACGGATATATTGTTCATTATCCAATGACTCAAATGGCAGCCAGTTTTTTGATTTCATATTTACTCACTCCTAATGCCTTCGCGGCCGCGTTAATCGATTTGTATTGTACTCCGTCTATTGTAACTGGTATTCGTTTCCTATTAGTGGTTCTTATACTTGATGGCTTAACATATATTCCAGTATCTTTCCACCGACAATTACCATCATGCCACATCTTTAGATTGGATTCTGTGGATATAAAATCACAGTAAGTGCATTTGCGTCGGGCTTCTGGCTTCAATTTCCTAGGGTTAACCCACAAGGTTTCGTCTAAGGTCCCTTTAGCTACTCTTACAATTTCACCAGTTTCTATGTTCTGATACATAGAAAGTCCGGTACGACCTATCTTAGCTCGATGTTCTGGGGTCTTAGGTATACCTTTGAATCTCTTGGAGTATGCATCTCTAAACTCTTGGGTATGAGCCTTACCTGTATTGGCTCTACTGATTTTAGCCTTAGCCGCTTCAGTATGCTTTCTTCCATAAAAATGATTACCCGAACCAACCATAGTTTTTCTCAGAACTTCAACATGCGCGATTGTTGCAGCCTCATGCTGTTTGGCTGTAAATTCTCTTTTCTGGTTAGGGTCACACCGAAGCATCATAAACCAGGCATGAGCCAATTCAGGTGTTCGGTATTCTTTCCATAGTAGGTGATGTGCAACGAAATGCTCCTTGGCTGTTAATCTAACCAGATTATCAGGGGTATCACCACCACCCATACACTTAGGTATAATATGGTGCTTTTCCGTATACTGGTCCACGTTTAATCGCAACCTTGCATTGCTTATTAATCTATCGTAATGTAATTTGTAATTCATATCAGCCTCTCAGGTTATGTATTATACTGCTGATAATATTTATACAAATTAAGATTTCAAGGTTTCACAATCCATATCTTCTACCAAGTCTTTAGCAGCAACCCATTCCCCATTTACGATGAACTTGTGTTCATCTGAACAGGTTACCTTGTACCCATCTTCAAATTCAATCTCATAACACTCAGGATTGCCTTCTTCAAGTGTATCTGGATTCCATAGCGCTTTGACTTCTTTATCGCCATATTGGGTAATGATAATGTCATCTTCACGCACATCTTGAATTTCAATTAGACCACGTTGCGTTTGAATCTTAGTTCCTTCGACAACACAACCACCGGATACTACCGCTTTGCTAAATAATTCTAGGGTTTGATACGTGTGGTTAATCGCAAGCATCGGAATGTTCTTCATGGTTAGATAAGGGGTTGCCATTCGGAATAGCCCCTTAAGAGCTTTTGCGCGGCTCATATCTGCTACTGATTTCTCACTCAGAGCATCATCTAGTTCCTTCTTAGATGCGAGGTTGCCTATCGAGTCAATGACAACAACAACCTTATCCCCTCGCTCGAGACTTTCGAGCTGATGGATCATATCAAATTTGAGTTCCTCGACGTTAGTAATTGGCGTATGGAGTACTCGGGATGTATCAATATCAAACTGTTCAAAGTAAGATTGGGGCGAACCGAATTCTGAATCGTAGAATAGGATAACCGCATCATCGTATTTTTTCAGGTATGCAGATGCCATTAACAAAGCAAATGAAGTTTTAAAGTGCTTAGATGGACCAGCAAGGACCGTAAGACCTGATGATAGGCCACCATCAACTGCACCTGATAACGCGACGTTGATCATCGGAACATCAGTTGTAATCATGTCCTTTTCATTAAAGAATTTGGATTCGGATAGAATAGAGGTGGACTTAACTCTACTATTCTTCTTTAACTTTTGCATAATACTCATTTATTGGTTTCCCTGTATGAAATATTTTGTGATTTCTCTCTATCGTCTAATACATAGTTCTTACGATAGTTATTGTTTATTGTAACACATTCTTCGAGGATTGTAAACCTCTCTGAGAAGGTATTTAATGCAGAAATGTCCTTGGGAAAACATGCACCACCGAATCCTTGTTTACCATCAAAACCCGGCACCTTTGTGTGACTGTGGCCGATCCGCGGATCAGAACCTATGGCTTTTATGACGCGTGCGAAATTACTATCATCATCGTCATTCACGACATCATACAACTGATTGAAGAAAAGGACCTTAAGTGCAAGGAAGGCGTTGATGCCATATTTAACAAATGACGCCTCTGACATAGACATATGGTAAACGGGTGCGGGGCTACAAAGAGAATATTCATTAATTAGCTTCTCTACCACTTCAGTATCTTCGCGTCTGCCACCTAAAATGTGCATAGTAGGATTGATGAATTGTTCATTTGCAGATCGCTCCGTCAGGAATTCCGGATTATAAACTAAGCCTCGGAAGTAGACCCGCTTGAGCACGTCGGGAGTCACGGTTGATTTAACAATTACCTTAGGTCTATCAAGACCAGTGATCCGACCCTTAAGACGGGTCAATGTCGATTCAAGGATTTCGCTATCGATCGATCCATCCTTATCCATGGGGGTAGGTAAGCAGACAAATATTGCGTCTGTTTCAATAAGATTGCTTAGGTCGGAAAGATCTGTACCATATTTCGGATCAATTATGATCTTCTCTACCTGTGGATTCGTAAACCCGTAATCTACTGCCTTCCCAACAAAGCCGTGACCGACAATAATAATCCGTTTCAATTATCAAACTCCCATTCAATCAGTGCTTCTTTAAACATTCCTAGCGTGCGTTCCGTAGATTCCCGCCACCTATCATTATTAGGATCCCCGTGCATGACCACTCGTTTAACCCCGACTTGGATAATGGCCTTTCCACATTCGGAACAGCAGGGGAGACCGTAGACGTACATGGTGCTGTCTCTTAGAGATACCCCATTATATGTAGCATTATATATGCAATTAGCCTCTGCATGGACGATGTATTTATATTTGATATCTCTATCTTCATATCTTTCATCAAGATCGGCAATGTGGCGAGGGAAGCCGTTATATCCGGTCGATAATATTTCGCCCTTATTCCCGACGGCTACTGCTCCAATCT